CCGTCTGAAGCATAATTACCAATTATAGACGGTGCTGTAGTGGTTGGACTTCCTGTACTATAAGTAATAACTTCATAATTCCATAAATACGGTTTAAGAGCTGAAGGATTTTGAACAGCTGTTGTCCAACCGCTTGTGGCTGTTGTAACACCACTGGAACTTGCTGAAGCTAAATAATAATTAGTTACTCCAGATATAGACGTTCCAGGCGTTCCAGTGGCTCCAGGGGCTCCAGGGGCTCCGGTAGCCCCCTCAACCTTTTTCCAAGTATAGTCCGAAAATGTTGTGGAGTCTGTTGCAGTATTATTAGACAGTACACCTATCCAGCTACCTACAGTTTCGCCGTTATCAATGGTAAACGTTGTTCCATCATCTGAATATTTAATATGTAAATAAGAAGAAGTTCCATTAATACCATCATTATACTCAACACCTTTTTCTGGGATGTATTTAGCCCCTTCGGTATACACCCATGCATGACCACTACCAGCAATTCTAGTGCCAGTTCTGATCCATTTATCTGTTGACACATACACATTGTGCCAACTAGAATTATCAGCACTATACTGAATATCAACTTCAGTTCCTGAAACACCATCAAAATAATCAACATCTTTAACGGGTGTGTAACCATCTAACGATTTTGTAAACGTTTGTGTTACCATTTGTGAGACAGTTGTTCCATCTAAACGTCTGACATAGACCACATAACTAATAAATCCTTTTAGAACTGTCTTACCTGCAGTAATATCAATAATATCAGTGACAGTTGCTGAACCAATTCCATCACTTTCTACACTGCCTCTGGTAATTTCCAATGGAATTAACTCGATATTCCATGTACCAGGAACCACAGGATATGTCCCTGCTTCCTCAGTAAAGGAGAGCATCGTCGCTCCCTCATATACTGTAACCTTGGTACCTGATCTTTCAGTAGTTAGAGCTGTTCCTGTACTATCACAAGGGATTGTATGCGAAAGATTAGACAGTAAAACGTTTAAAGCGGAAATACCATCAACACCACTATACAATTTAACAACTGTTGTTTCGTCAAAAAACCCTTCAGAAAAACATCTAATTCTAGTAACATCATAGGCGTCACTATAACTAAGTTCATACATTTCTAAATTGTTTACACCCGGCAAGTTTGTCCACACGCTTGTAACTGTATTAAGATATTGCCAATTATATGTCGATAAACTTCCTCTTAAATCTGCCCACAGTGTAATTACAGGGTTGTCAGGAATAGAGGAACCAGCCGAGAATTTGAAAACTTGCGTGCCAGTTATTGTAACATTGTTTATGAGGTCTTCAGGAGTATATGTTACACCACCAGAGGAAAGTCCGGAGGACATCATAACAATTTGGCCTTGATCATTTACAACCTTTATAGAACTTACAATCAAGTCACCATTTTTATCAAGTCGCCAACCGGAGCCTCGAACATTTTCAACAAAACTAAAATTATTACTTTCAATAATGTTTCCAATATTGGCATTTTCTACAGCAGCTTCCCCAATCATGGCCGTACCAACCACCATATTAGCTTGACTCAACCATGCCAATTCGTAAGAAGAATTTAAGGGATAATGAGTAGCAATTTGCCATTTGCTTGTAGATTTTGCCATGTTGTCAAAGAAAAGTTTGTTTTCTTCTGTGTCAGTCAGTGATAAATAGCTTGTAGCGCCAGCCTCCCAATAAATGTACTTACCTGCAGTGACACCCGCTAAAACAGTGTAAGGCACTCCAAGCCACCAGATAAGATGCTCAGACCAGGATAAAGAAGTCCCGTTTGAAGAGAAAAAAGCTTCTTCGGCGATAGGAACATTATAGGTACCACTCATTCCTTTTCTAAAATCAATCAAAGATGTTGTGGAAATAACTGACTTTACAATAATTTGAACAGGTGCTGTCCAATTAAGACTGTCTTGACCAAATACATCGTAAGCAGCGATTCTAACATCATAAACACCATCAGAAATTACCTTTTCAAAATGAACAGCTGTAGCTGATGCACCTTGAACACTGGTTGTGAGACCATTATTAAGTTCTATTAAGTATCCATCCAATCCTGCTTCAGGTGACATGTCCCAGTCAATGAATAAAGTACCAAATACTGAATCACCTGTAAGACCTGTTACTGGGAGTGCTTGTGGGTTTATAGGTGTTATTGTGACCGGGGCACCATGAACACCCTCTGTAGTGACAGCTTCAACTGTTACATTAAACGTTCTACGAGGTCCACTAATAAGAGTTTGATTCATCTCAAAGGTTAATAAAAAATTGTTCTGAAGAGTTTCTACAGTACCGAGAACTAAATCAGCACTGTTTGTAAATGTCAGCTGATAGAATGCCAACCAGTTATCAGAGTTAGATGTGTTGTCCCAGGTTAATTCACAGTATCTCTCATGAAAAGTCAAACCATCTGTCGAGTTGGCCACCCGAAGATTACCAACTCCAATAGAAATCATGGGGTTGTCTACGTATAGAAGCTCAACATCTTGTGTGAACGTTTGTCCGTATGCCTCAGCAACGACTGTAAATATTTTAGAAGGACTGTCATTGAAACTGGGAACAGTCAGCGTCGGTGTATTAGCAAGAAGAACAGCATTTTCATACCATTCATACGTTGCAACACCACCAGAATACGAAAGGCTTGCCGTGATTACAACCTCTACAGGCAGCACTTGACCACTGGAATTTTTTACGAACGAGGAATCTGATGTAGTAACTGTCAGCAGCATTTCTGGTGGTGCAAGGGGTTGAATAAATACTGAAGATTTATCATTAAGCCATGCCGTGGTGGAAACATTTCCATTCTTATCCCGGTGTCTAACACCAAGAATTATTGTGGAGATTCCTTGGTCGAGAGGTACATCATAGTACTCCATGGCTGTTGTTCCTATTTTGACAAATATCGGCCAACCAAAGGAGTCATACTCATGTATTTCAGGAGAAAATCCAAGTATCTCGAATGTACCTGATGGTGGTATCTTTAATCTGTTCCATGAAAATCTAGCCCTAGTAGTTTCATTAGTGTCGCTGACGTAAGAACGAGTGAAACTCAGGTCTGACGGCACAGGCACCACAGACGAAGTGAATACCGGAATTGTTTTTGAATAAACATCATCAGCCACATTCCAAGCTAACATTGAAGCATCGAAACGTGTGGCCTTAATGTTACAATGAAATTCCGGGGTCATTTCAACAGAATCAATAATAGCATATAATTCCTGAGCTACTCCTATCTCTGAAATTTCTAGTTTTACGTAGTCTCCAGGCTCATAGAGCTTATCTTTCACAAAAGTTGTGAATTCAAAAACAGTGGCCATTCTACTTGTTCTAACTATTTCTTCAGCTTTTGCCAGAGCATGGTAAGGATCTGTTATACCTGCCTCAAATGTCTCCTCTTCCATTTCCATGCCATTATCTTCAGCTAACATTGCTTGATATACGGCATTACTGGAAGTAACAGTTGTGGCAGTAGTGAACACTGGAGATGAAGTATTCCACAAAATAGTGTTATCACTCTCAATACTGACACTTATACCGGGCTGCTTTGTCGGATCACTGGCAGTTGCTGAAATAGTAATAATATATATGTCGTCAGGATCATCTAATTGTGAAACATATAGAGTACTGTTAACTGGTAAGTTTTTAGTACTATTAACTAAAGAATTAGAAGGCTGTATAACGTTCCCGTTAGCATCATAAACAATAGGTAAAGGTTCGGATTCTACTACTGGAGTTCGTTCACTTCCGTTTTCATCCACTGTTTGTAAAAGGTTACCAGCAGAATCACTTAAAGTTACTGTGGCTGTTGTCAGTTTTGTACCATTAACCACAATTCTGCATTCTGTAGTTGACCGTTTTAATTGAATGTACTTGGTAATAGAGATTGTACTATCTACACCTACCCAGATGCCGTTTTGTGAAACATGCTCATCATCTGTAAGAGATCGAGGAAGCGTTCCACCTCCCCTGAGTATTTTTCGTATTTCTGAAGATTTAGTCGGCCAGCTGACAGAGTCCTCTTTGAAAAGTTCAAACTCATTATTGAACTTAACAATGCAAAAGTTATACTTATTTTCCACCGTGGGCCAACTAACATTTATATCGGCTCCCATTACAAGGTCTGCATCTGTTATAATACCAGCTATCTCAATATCGGCATTTGTTTTGGGAGCTTGTAGCGATAGCTTATATTTTCCATCAGACCATCTCAACCTTGCATTTCCCATTGTACTAAGGAGTTCTTCTATATTCTCTCTTATCTCTTTTTGAGGATCAATAGTCAGATTACATTCAAATCTTGGTAAGATTCTAGATGGTATAGCAGGTTGCACTATAGAAGGATACCAGAAGCTTCCTGCCATGTAATATTTGTAAGTTCCACCTATATCTGTCGGCAACGGGCCTACCGGTTCATCACAGACTAAGGCCGCTTTATAAAAACTTTCTAGATCTACATCAGTTGGAGTAAGCTTTTTACCCACATTTAACAAAAGATAGTCTAATAAGCACAAGGCAGGATTGTTGGAATATTCATAAACTGTATCGAGTGTGTATACTTCTCCGACCTTAATTATCTTTCTAACTAACTTTCCTTCAATCAAAAGTTGTAACTGTGGAACGTCATTAAACTGTGGATTGTCTCTATTTAGTTTTACAAAGCAGGACAGATACGCCATATCTTTAAAATATGCTGTAGACCTGGCACCACAATTAGCTGCCATTATGTTGTCTACTTTTCCAACTTTACCATTATAGTTAACAGTTACGAGCAAGGCAGCCTCAGCATCCTTGCTATTATTAAAACGAGGCTCAGAAAGCTTCAAAGACTCTTCAAGTATCAGTTCTCTTGCATTGTTTATTGGACCTAGACACAATGCTTGTTGAAAGAACAAAAAATTATTATGGTCTGATTCGATATTTTTTGTCAAATCGCCTGTGATAGTTTTGGCCGTTATTTTTTCACCACCAGAATACGTAAGTACATTTCCATCAGATATGGGAGTGGCAATGTTATATCGCACAATCGTCAGTTCATAAAATTCAATTCCTTTTTCTACCATTAAGGACTTGTCTGTGATGGTGACTTCAACCGTAACTGTCGACATTCCCGTTATCCAGAATCCAGAGGCTGTCATGCTCTTTGTGGTACCTAATGTCCATACCATTCCTCTAAGCTGTGGTGTTATTTCAAAGAATTTATAAGCACGAGTGTTACCATAAAAATCTGGTAGATATATTGTACCAAATTCGTATTCAGGAAATGAACCCAGTAATGGATTTAAATAAAGATCGTCTGGTAAATATGCACGAGTATATGAAACTATACCATCAGGTCTGAGGGCTGGAGCTTCCAAATTGAAACTTCCTGTCGAATCACCGCTGTTAACAAACCCATAGCCTGTGCTAAAGTAACGATCTACATTATCTGCTGCAATTGACTCAGGAAATTTATAACTTTTCTTGGTTTCATGAAAAACACGGTAACCACCAATTTTAGCGCGTCCATATACAATGGGAAGATAACCCCCCTCTCCTTCAACAGGTATTTCAAAGCCTTTACGGGCCTCAGCAGCAGCCTTTGCCTTCTTACGTGCCTTCTTAGCTTGGACGACTTGATAAGCAGTTGACATAACAATTAATACTATTTGAACAATAAACCATCCCATAATCACTCCTTACCCCATTTAATGGTTGCACCAGCTGAGCCTGTAAAGATTTCATCACAGGAAGAATCGTCAGGATCTCGCAAGCGAATATTATCTTTATTAAGTAGAATACCTTTTTTCATATTGAAGTTTGCCAAAGGAGCCCCGCCTGTTATTTGGTATATGGATGAGCCATGTTCAGCTGTGTCTTTTTTAAGAGCGACTGCCTTCACTAATCCTGAGAACATAGTTATAGAGCCTGGAATACTGTTAACCTTAAAATCGACTTTAACAATTATTTTGGCACCAATAAGTTGAGTGTCAACCGTTGACAAGAAACCCTTAGAATACTCAATAAGCTCGATAGTATAATCTTCTGAATCCACAACGCTGTCTGATGATCTAGGCGAAATTGTCTTTATCATACCATTATTACTGAGAGTGTAGCCATCTATGGTGGCTGTGGCTGCTGTGGTGGTTGCAACAATCGGAGTGGTTCCTTTAAGGATTAGGACAGATACTGCTGCTTCTTCTAACATTTCCACACTGAGTGGCACATGGTTGTTTATTATCTTAATCATACAGACACACCTATCACTTCAATAAATTTGACAGAGTCATATTTAGTTAAAATACCATCTTCAAAAGTTATCCCTTTTATACTCTCTGAAGATAATGTGAACGTTCCTACAACATCAGGATACCCATAATGAATCAATAACGTCCCTGTGGAAACCGCTGGAGGTTTTGGATAGAGACCTTGAGAAGTTAATAGAAATATTTTACTGTTGTTGTCAATCTTAATAAAAGTGCCAACAGGCACAAAATTATTAGGATGAACAGGAGCAAAAGAGCCGTCCTCACCGATATATGCGCTGATGGAGTTTCCCCCAACACCTATGGAATTCCAGATTGTTTGTATGGAACCATAAGGTTGAGGGATTCTCACTTTAAAAGACGTGTCCAAACTACCCATTAAAAGAGTGTCAAAGAGAAGGTTGGAGCCCTCTTTCAAAGGCTCCAACCCTCCTTCAATTTCCCATCTTTGGGCATTTCTGGTAAAATGTCTTCTTTGTAGTGTCAGCGTATCATCGGAGTAGGTCGGTTGGTTCGAGATCATTGACAACGGTGTGACAAACCGTGCAATCATTTCTCCCGAAGCATTAAGGACACCACTGTTAAATGATATCATGCTGTTTTATAACCTTTCTGTCTGTTATATGAGTTTACCCCGTTTGAAATATCGGGGAGCATTTTGTAAATCTCTGCTTTAGTTTGACGAGAAATATCTCCGGTTATGTTCAGATTTACCACCGTCTGATTTCCGGAACTGCTGTTTCTCGCAACGTTTTGATCCTTCAGGTCTGTCCCCAGCGTGCGAGAAGGGTCTATCATGGCGACAGAACCAACCGGGCCACCTGTGGCGAATTTAGAGAGGTTATTCGTGTTAATTGCATCTAGTAAAGGTTTAAACTTCTTTGTTTGACTTGCTTTAATTACATATTCACCATTGGAGATCATGGCGGCGATAGAGTCAGATGTTCCCGTTCCTTGACCTGTAATTAGTCCACCTGTTGCCCAGTTCCCACCCTGAGGATTCGCTAAATTAGGTGTAGAGGTTTGAGTGCTGCTACCTCCAGCCATCCCACCGACAATCGCCATGCCAATAGACAAAAGTCCACCAACAATAATACCAGCTGTCGGATTTTTCTTAGCAACCGCTGTTGCGGCCATGGCAGCGAAGACACCTCCTACCGCCCATGAAGCCTTTTTCTGAGCTATCTTACCTTCCTCTGTGGCCGTATCACCTAGTCCTTTTATAGGTAACGTCAATCCTTCTTGAGTATCTTCAACACCTTGTCTAGGTTGTCCTGCAACAGCTTTTCCGACACCGGCACTTCCTTGAAACAATCCACTGAATAGGTTATCAAATAGACCTTTGTCTTCAAAGAGATTATCAGTAAAACCTTCAATAAAGCTGTCCATTATCCCATTGGTTAGCTTGTCCAAAATATCTTTACCAAAGCCCTTGGTGTCGCCGGTAAGCATTAAATTCTTCAAAGAACCCTTAAAGCTACCATAAAAGCTGTTTGCTGAACTCTTGCCTATTTCTTTACTGGTTGCTACTGCATAGGCCTTCTCTTTAAGTCTTTCAAGACTGCTCACAACTTCATCAATTTGCTTCGCTGCGTCAGCCCCTGTAAGACCAGTATTATTCACGATTCTGTCAAAAGCTATCATATTTTCTTTTAAAGCTCTTAACCCACTGAGACTCAGCCGTCTGAGAAAGTCAGGGGTAGCATATTGTTCAGTATTGTACCTTGCGTTATGACGCACAGCATAACCACTAATGGTGTTTACTTCAGTTTGTCTTTCGGTGGGACCACCATATCTAAATCCTGGTAATTTAGCACCCTTGTTAATGGCATCAAGGACACCACGATACTTTGCTGCAGCTTTAGCATTTACAACAAACTCCCCATTGGATAAACGAGCCAGAATAGAGTCAGAAGTTCCAGTACCTGGACCAACTATAGATCCACCAGAAGCGTGCCCACCAATTCCTATGGAACCTGCTGAGGGTCCGTACAATCCTCTTTTAAAGCTGTCTGTTTTGCTGTATGTCCCCATGACTTTTAGAAGTTCTTTATCAATTCCTGCATTGGCCTCTTTGGGATCCAACAACATATCAAAGAAGGCAGAACCAAAGGTAGTTGATAGAAGCTTCTTTGGATTTAGCAAGAAGCCTTTCAATTTTTTGAGAGCACTGACAGAGAAGCTTTTTAAGTCCTCTGTGCCCATTACTTTATTTTTTATGGTGTTTTTGAACTGTTCAAACGTCCAATCAGAGCTTGCAGCACCCATAGTCTTAAGACTTCGTGCTGGTTCTCTCATATTTCTCCAAGCTTCCTTGAGGATGTCAACCCTCCAACCTGCCTTAGTCAACGTTCCACCAACAGCATCCTTAATATTGCCTGCCTTTGAGATGAGATTTCCTGTGCGTCCCCCTACTCGGCTTGACAACATTCTTTCTTCATTACCGGCACTAGGAGTGTTAAGGATTGTTTTAAGTCTTTTATGAGCAGCTATGTTTCCTTTCACATCATTAGCAAAGAAAGAACGATAGGTATCATAGGCACTCCGCAAAGCACCTGTCTCGTCAGGACGTCCAGTTATAGCTCTAATAAACTCTTCCGCTATAAAAGACGCTCGACTCTCCTCTGCCAGTTTAAGGGCGGCTGTCGTAGCCTTGTCGTCATATCTTGCGCCTGTTACATTCGATAACATATGACCTATTTCATGAAAACCGATGGCGGCATGTGCAGCGGTATTTTTACTGCTTTTGGAGGTCACATCTGGTATAAGAGTGGATCGTATAAGAGGATTATGTGCATAAGCTGCACCTTTAGCACCAAACTCATTATAATTGACCTTATCACCAAATATCTTTGACATCTCGTCAGTCACACCCTTAATACCTTTTGTGAGTCTGCTGAAGTCATCTCCAACCACAGTATTGATATTCAGACCTCTTAAATCTGTGGGAATATGTTTACCAACCACAGGATTGATGATGCCTTTTATTGCCTTAAGGTAATCTTCTTCAGGAACTGGAGTATGTAGTGGAAAACTCTCACCATTCACCGGGCGAGTAAGTTTTTTTGGTAAATCCCTCTTTTTCATCAGACTCTGTGTATTTTTCCAAGGAGTGTCTGCAAGCGACAATATCCCGGCATGCTTCTTCATGTAATCATAGTAAGCATCCACAGGATTTAAGAACGAGAACTCACCTCCGATATTTTGTAATCCTCTTACTGGATCACCCTTAGCAAATTTCTGAGGATGTAGAAGATCATATAACAATTCTCCAGCAGTGTCTCTTCCAGTTAGAGTCTTGGTTAATAGATTAATTCCTGTATTAGCGAACCCTCCTACCCTGCTACCTACTTCAAAAGCTGTTAAGGCTGCGCCGACTGTTCCAGTGGCAGCTCCTAATATTTTAGGAGGTCTGATAATTGTAGGAAGTAACGCTTGTGTCCTTGTCAGAGGTATTCGTTTAATCACCTCTCTGGCAAGCGTCTTTGGCGGTTCTAAGACCGAACTAACCAGTTTTTGTTGTGTAGTTCTCTTATGTCCACTAAATCTGGCAATCCTTTCGGCGGCGGCATATATGCTTTTTGCAATATTTATCTGGGTTTTTGCACGATTACCAGCCACATCTGCCACAGCCACACCTGAAAGCTTAAGAAAGTTTCGGCGACTCATAGCCGTAGAAGCAAGACCCCCTTCAAAGAAGCCTGGGAGGTTGGCACCGTTATTAATACGTTCCAGTAGACCTCTATTTTCTTTGGTGGCTTTAGCATTTACAACAAACTCCCCATTGGATAAACGAGCCAGAATAGAGTCAGAAGTTCCAGTACCTGGACCAACTATAGATCCACCAGAAGCGTGTCCACCAATTCCAATTTCTCCAGCAGGCGCTCCACTAGCCATGGTAAAACGTTTACCACGCATGTAATCATTGAAATTACGGAGATCCTGAAAGGCCAAGTACCATACAGAGTCCGTGCGAGCTGGATCAAAATAGTGCACCATGCTTTCTAATCCATTGACAAACATGTTAGCACCTGTTTTTGCATACTCCAAAAGATCAATTTCTATTTGATTTGAGTCTGTCTTTGTGTTAAGCTTGTTCTTCATATCTTCTAAATTTGAATCTACTTCGTTGGTGGGCTGGAAAATCCGAGGCGCAGGGAGCCTGTAAGGAGCAATCGGATTTTCGAAATCACTTGTCGTTACTGCCCATGGCGTAGTGTATTGTCTGCCTGCGAAAGAAGACATAAGACTTTGAACAATTGCATCACCTGCCTTGCGCAGTTCAGCAGCTCCGTCAAAAATACTGTCTTTAACAGAAAGACCGGCAGCTGCCAACAGATCCGCAGGGGTTTTATTACTAGTACCGTTCTTTAATTTATCGGTTAGCGCTTCTGCAGTCTTACCACCAATCTCTTTGAGCATCTTGTCAACCAATGCTAAAAAGGCACGTATCTCCTCCACACCTTCAAGCTGTACATTCGAATGGACGAGTTTCTGAACACTGTCCGGCAAATCCTCCATCTCTTTCAACATTTTGAACTGGGATCTTACATTTGCCTCATCAATCAGATCCTTGCGTACTGTGTCGCCGAGCGACCAAAATTGTTGTTCACTGAGACTGGTTTTAAACACATCATTGATCTGCGAGAGAATACCATTTACAGATTTCGGTGTCTTGCTTTCTAGATACGCAAAGAGACCGGCAGCGGCATCTTTTACATCCCTGAAGAAGTCCGATATCTTGAACTTATCTCCAAGAGAGGTCATGCCATTTTCTGCAATATATGCCATCTCTGCCTGAACTTTGGTGGCAAGATCACTAAAAGTTTTCATTACATTGCCAGGAAGCTCACTCAGTTTTGCAAAGTCCAAGTCCGATAATGACAAATCAAAGATGGATTGAATTTTCTCCTTTTGATTGCCATAGGTTTTGTCAAGAGACTCTGAGATTTTTTCGTGCGCCTTTTCAAGCAAGGCCAGCACATGTTGTTGTTTGATAAAATCAGCAGGGGTAATTAGTTCCACACTGTTGATTTTTTGCTTCATTCTCTCTATTATAATCAGCTGGTTAATCTGATCTGTATTGAGTTTTGAAGCTTTTTTGCTATCTAGGTTAAAATTCTTGCTGAGACTGTCGAACGTTCTGCTTGCAGCACTTTCCAAAGAACTCAGCACTTTTTCAATCCCTCTAATTTTATTGGAGTACTCTTTTAAAAGGATTGAATTAGGTGTGGACGCTTCCTTCTCAGAGGACAACTGAGCTGTATAGTACTTCTCAGCCATTTTCAGTTGACTGTACAATTCACCATACTTTGATTCAACTAACCCTTTCGGAATCTCAAAGTCGAGGACTGTCGATAAAACTATGGGATCACTATTAAACTTCTTATCAGACGCCGAAAACTTACTACTGGCACTAAACGCTTTGTCAAAAAGACCATCATTAGTTCTACGCTTTAATTCTGTCAGGTCGTCAGCCAAGGCAGTCAATGCAGCTGTATACTCTTTAGGATTGATCGTATTCGGAGTTGCCTCCATTCTTTCAACCAAATTCTTGGCAATTCGCACGTCTTGAATTTGTTGTCGAACTTTCACAAGAGATTGTTCAGACAAAGATAAGTATGCTTTTATGGACAATTCTTCAGAACCTATTTTAGATAGTTGAGCATTGACATCGTTCATAAAGAAGGACACTTTAGAATTCTGAATAATGTTATCCAAAGTATCATAGTAAGCACTTACACGCTCAATGAATTTAGAGTCTTCTTCCCAGTACAGAGTGGTGGCAATTGCCTTAGCCGCCTTGTCAGCCTTTTCAAATAGATTGTCCAAGTTTGAATTCTGCAAGCTGAGTCTGCGCATTGTCATCTGGTCTATACCAACATCAAGTTTATCAAGAAAGTATTTAGTTCTTGATTCTTTAAAGTAGCTACTGTCTTGACGCTCTTTCCATGCTTTTGTCAGTTCTTCTTGTCTCTTAATCTCCGCTTGATAGAGCATTATAGAGCCTCTATCTTCTAGATCTATGGCACCTTGTATGGCAACCTTATAGGCGTTTATAAGGGCGATTCGCTCTTGTAAATAGCTCATATCATAGTCATCACCAAAGAAATCCGCCCCATCTTTGCCAAAATCGAGTTTTAATACTTCCTTGGCATCCGCTGTCAAGGTGGTGAGTGCTTCAGTAAACGCTTTTCTATTATTTGCTTTAAAACCTTTTTCCATAATGTCAGGGATCGCATGGTTCAGGTTATCAAGACTCTTTCTATATTTTTCTTCCTGACGCTTCATTTCTTCATTCCACAAACCTTCGTCCATGGAACCACGACCCTGTTCGCGCATACGTTTGGCGAGACGCCAATTAAAGTCAAAAGAAGCGAATAATTTATCAAACTCACCTCTTGTTGCAATATCCACGCTCTCATATGCTCTTTCCAAATTTCTTAAAGAAATTCCCACATTGATGGCATCTTTAGTAAGATCAGAAAATCTTGAATTTCCACGGTATGCTTCATCCGTGTAAACGGCATTACTATTTCGATATCCCGGAAAGCCGTCTTTAGCCTTTTGAATCATGCTTCTGACAGTTTCTTCAGAAGGTAGCCAAGAAAAGAGAATACGCTTTAACCTGTTTCCAAAGGCTTCCAACTTTTCACTGACACCTGGCAGAAGATTGGCAAGGTCCCACAACGTGGTCGCTATGAAAGTGAACCAAAAGAATCTACCCGCCACTTTTGCAACGCTCCCCAAAACGGTTCTCAAGAATTTAAAGGAGATTGCAAACTTTGTGGCCGCTGTAGCTGTTGCTGCTATGGGAGACGACACTGCTGCTAAGCGATAACCCGTTGAAGTCAGTCTAGAAGCAGTTGCGCGAGTGGTTACTGGTGCAACAGCTGCACCACTTCCACGAATAAGTTTAGCAATTTTATTACTTGCCAATACCGACTTGAACCCTTTGTAAAGACCGATAAACAAAGCAGGCCCGGATATAACAGCCATTAGCGCCGTCGCTGCTTTTGTGGCGGTCCACAGGTTATCGGCAAGGCCAACCATGGCATCTCCTAACATGTAGACACTTTCGACAACAAAGTTAAAGAATCGCTTAACAATGTCCATAAGATGTAGATACACAGAGGAGAAACCACTTACATCATATTTTACTCTGCCAAGGTCTATGGACCACCCTGACATTCTTTTAATCAGAGTGAAGAAACTATTATCCACCCTTTCAATACCGTTAACAAAATCAGTGACTCTGGAATCAAACCCCCCAAGATCTTTCTGAGGCTGTCTGGACAGTGCTGTACGCTGTCTGTTCAAAATTGTCTGTAGCTCTTGCGTCTGGTTATCAGTGAGTTTTCCTTGATCTGAGAATAACTTGTAATAGTCTTTAAGTGCCTTGTTAGTTTCATCAGCAGACGCTCTTATCACTTCATAATCGCGGTTATCCATCTTGGTAAAGTCTATATTACGCAAGACTGCCGTGAAATCATATTCTACATCACCGATTCTACCAAAATTAAGTAACTTGTCTAATTGTGCCTGTCTGCCTGCACTTGTTTTTGCATTCGCAGCTCCAAAGATACCTCTAACCTTGTCATAGACAATTTGTAAATTATCTATAACTGTGTCACCTGGACCAAACAGCATGAGTCCTAACGCGCCAATTCCTCCAACTGTTAAGCCAATTGCCCCCATCTTTAAAATGAGAGGTAGAACAGCCTTCAGACCTGCCATAAACAACTCAAAAGAAATAGCACCTATATTTAAAGCCAATTTTAATAAAGTTGCGCCAATTAAGTCTACTGTGGCTACAATGGGACTGACCAACAATCTTACCGAACTAATAATTCCTTTAAAGGTGTTTCTCATTGATTTGGCAATGGTCAGACTGTTTGTGGCCATTTTCAGCATTCCATACCCAATTAGATTAATAGAGTCTACTGCTATGTAAGCCGCAAGATAAAAAGGTTTAAAGGCTTGTAGCATAAAACTCATCATTTTACCTGCATTACCTAGACTTGTGGACATAAGCGCAATAGCATAGTCAATTCTCATCATTGCCATAATAGTTGAATTAAAAATAGATGCTATAGTTGCTGAGCTGAAAGCAGCTTTCATAAGAGCAGAAAACGCTCTAATTGTTTTAAAATCTTTAGAAAGGACTCTGGCAAAACCGGCAGCTCCTGCAGAAAGATGATCGAACAGAGTACTTCCACGTCTAAGTCGCAAGAATGCTGCGGAAGTGGTGCTGATCTTTTGCAACCTCACTGACAAATAACCAAGCGCTAGAGTGAGAGGGGTGATTATCAGGGTAAGTCCACCAATAGCCATTAAGTTCCTTACGATTAAGGAAATTGGCTTAGCTAAAGATACAGACGTTGTAATGGCAGCATTAGATATACTGGAGAAGGCTGTCACTAATGCGACAGATGTGAAAAGAGGATTTTTAAATAGCTTACCAATACCTTGCAGACCTAATTTAATGAAGTTTTGCATGTCTGATAAAAAGTTAGTTACCACCGCTAATGTATTAGCACCAAACATTTTGATCAGTGCTCCCTTAATACTAAACCCTTTAACAGCTGCGATAAACTTACTACCAAGATCTGTAATAAAAGTTATGGCTATACCCCAAACTGCTTTTAACTTATTAATATCGGCCTGAGTTATACTGAGGGCCGCCATGATCGCTTGTTTAAAATTATGGATTGTTGCGAACACAGGCGTTGCCATGGAAAAACCCTCTCCTAAAACAAAGCTATTATTAATGGCCTGCCAGAGAGTCATTGTACTACCAGAGGCACCATACGCAGCTGCATTAGCACTTAGATTTGTAAACAGTTGCTTGATTATGGGTAAAGTCGTACTTTTTGGTATTGTGGGAATGGCAAAATTAAATGGAAATGGTATTTTTGCAATATGCTTTTTAGTCCACATAAATGCACTGTTAAGCATTCCCGTCATAACAGGTATGAATGCCGTAAGTGCTCTGGCACCGCCCTCCTTACCCATAATAGAAAACATGAGAAGAGGAATGCCTATAAACCCAGCTTCAAAGATACTTATGGACTTCAGCATAGAGGTCATAAGCGCAGCAGCACCTGCGATTGCAATTCGAGGATGTTTAAATAATCCTGCAAACCATGTGGCCAAACCTACACTTGTGGTTCCCAGTGTAGTACCACCGAATATTCCTGAGAGGCCACGTGAAATTAAGGCTGACATATATGCGAAGACGCCCTCTACAGCTGCAATACCTTTTTTCGGATCGGCCGCAGTACCAGCAAACAACGCCCAAATATTTTTCCAACCTTTCTTTACCAAGAAGGTATATCCAACCATGAAACCGGCTGTTAGACCGATTAAAGAATTATTAAAAATATTGAACATCTTAAGAATCTTGTTAAACATACTTTCTTCAGGAATCAACCCATTTATGACACCATCCCAGGCATTGGCCATGATACTTGGCAGTAAGAAGACTCCATTCTTGATAGAAGTTACAAAACTTTTGACAAACCCACTAATCATCGTCTCAATGACAACGTTAGTACCTTCTGAAATTCCTTTAATAGTGCTATTAAAAGCACTTCCAGGAAAGGTTTCAGCCAATAAGCCTACTATGGACAAGGCTGCCAGTAACTTGCCTTTTAATCCTTTTTTAGCCGCAGTTATGACAAATACAAGAGTAGATACAATTTTATATCCGTATTTGATAAAGTTTTTGAGAGTGGCGTTTTCGTCCACATACTCACTGATATTTGCAAACACTTTCTTAAGATGTCCCATTCCTGAAGACATTCCTTTGAATACATTATCAAAGATCAGCACACTTTTTCTTCCAAAAGCTTCCACTAGTGCCAATGCCCTGTTAAGAATGTTTGTAGAGTCCAACACCCCTTGCATAGTGTCAGGCCAATAAGAATGACCAACAACCTTATCATAAACCTTTTCAAAGGTCTTCCTAACTTTTATTCCAAACTCTGTGACATTGTCCAGGACTTGTGGTAATTTATCGTCAAGTGTATCTAGAACATTATCTAGCTTTTCAGCCTGTGCAACCATTACTTTCTTAAACCAATCACTCTCCTTGATCTTTTCTTTAAGGCTGTCTGTCTTCTTATAAGCCTTCTTTGCTGTTCCTTCAGTCCAGCTGATAATTTCAAAGGCAATTGGGTATTTCTTTGGTTCTATCTTTTTGACTGTCTTGTCTATCCATTCAAAAAGGGCTGTGGATTCAATACGATCACCTGTATCTTTGAAACCTGTTAGCACTTGTTTCCAAAAACGTTTCAAGAATTTTTCGGTCTTCGTGAGTTTATTTGTCTCCATGTTTATTCCATCGATCATGTCAGGCCAGTAAGAGTGACCAATGACCTTGTCGTAAACATCGAGAAAAGCCGCTTTTACTTTCTCCGTAAAATTTTTAATAACACTGATAGTGCTGTCGAGTGCCACAGTGGCATAATTTAATATGCTTGTGAAAATTGCTTTCAACCTCTCTATACCTTTGACAGCCACATCAATATGAATTACAGGTTTGTAAAGAAAACCGTTAATGAAGCCTGAAACAAATTTAAGGAACGTGAGAATTCCTCGTTTTATCTCATCAAGCAATGAATTGCTAAATAATCCCTTCATATCTACTTTAATATGTATTCTACTGAACACTGCTGAGAGTAGATCACGAAGGCCTCTTCCCAATTTTTCACCAAGACTTTCCGTAAAAATTGACAGTATAAAGTTCCAAACGTGATAAACTGTTGCACGTATTTTTGCACCCAGCATAACTAACTGGGGGTAAACAACATCAGAGTAAATACGTCCTAATACTGAGAAGGTGTTTTTCATAATGCGTGAAAGACCCACAAACAAAATGCGAGTTCTCAGTAAATTATTTGGAAGAATGCCCAGCCTGACGCCTAACTTAACCAAGATTGTATTAAAATCATAAATGGCAGCTATTGGTGCATCAAATATACCTGCATAGTTACTCATTCTAACAGTATTAAGTCTGTCATTAACAAGACCGAGATTTTCGCCAAACTCAGTCAAGGACTCAGATTTAAACAGTTTGACCCATGAACGTTCTAACCGAGTGTCATCTATAAAAAAGATGGACATTCTCTCTGCAATGCCTTCCAGAGTTCTTCCTATCGGCAGTAAATACTGGTATAGACTCGCATTACTTTCCAAGAAGAGTCGAACTACTGCCGCCTTAATTTTAACTAAATATGTCTCCAGAGGTCCAATAAAAGAGATGACAAAGTACGAAACCTTTCTTGACATTATTTGTGTGTACCTGACCAGCTCATCAAATATCTTTATCAAAGGGGATTTCAGCTTGACCTCATCAGGTAATGCATCTTTAACAAAGTTGTCCTTGGCTTCCATTCGTAGAACAATCTCATCTTTTGTTGAACCTTTTGCACGTTCTTCATTTACATACGCCTCTTCCGCTTTTCTCAACTTTAATCTTTGACGCATCGACGATAATAGCATCTTTTCAAACTGTGCTTTCCTTATTTCTTCACGGTACCCTTTATCAACAGCTAAACGTATTTCATGAGTTAGTGCTTTTATTCTGGTGAAGTGTGTGACAACATCGCCAAGAGTTGTTACAAACTCTTTCTCACTACTAAAAGGGAGATCCCCTGATAATGCGCCTTTAAATGACAAGAAGGCTACAGAAGAATCTTGAATAAGTCTCAAATAGTTTCGTATTCCTGTTTTTGCCGTGTCCATTGTTGTCAATAATCTTGCAGAAAAACTTTCAAAAGTGTTTCCAAAGTTTAATAACCTTTTAGAAATCTTGTCAGTTACACCTGTATATTTCACTAGACTACCGATGGACATGGATACGTATTGTGCCATCTGTTGAGTTGCTTTTGAAACAGTGGCGACTGTCCTGCCAAAATCTTCATCAGTCTTGTCCGCCATTTTTTCAATAGCTTTTATGACCGCCAGGGTGGTTGTACCACCAGTTTCAGCAAACTTTATCATTTCTCCAGCAGTCATACCAAACTGATCTTGCAACCCTTGACCCAAATACCTAAACTGTTCAAATACTGCTCTTAATTCTTGACCTCTTAATTCACCAGAACCTAAGCCTTGTAAAAACTGAGTTAAGCCTGATTGGAGAGACGCATAAGATGAACCAGACAGCTCACCGGCTCTCTGGATAGTGCGTGCAACCTTCAGCAAACGGTCTTCACCAAAGTCGTACTTTCGCAGACTTCGACTTAACTCTGTGTACAAGTTTGCTGTATCCGCAAAGGAGGCTCTACTTTGTTTAGACACTGTTATCAATTTTGACTTGGTTCTAATGAGATCTTCTTCACCTTTAACAACAAGCTTAAGCCTGTTTTCCACCAGGGTCAAATCATCAGCCATACCAATAAATGCACGAACGCTGACAAAGCCTGTATATGTCGTCAACAAGCCCGCCATTATTTTTGTCATTCGACTGAGACCTGTGTTTGTATTTTTGATACCCTTGTCTGTAGCGTTAAAACTTTTTGTTGCGTTTTTACCAAAGTCAGTTATGTTCTTATTAATCTCTTTGGTAAGCCTCGCAGTACTTCTGAAATTTACACTGTCAACACCTTCTAAAGAAGCTTTAGCGCTTTTGGATGTTTGGAAAATATTCTTAAGCCTGCTGTTAATGGATGCTAGGGATTGTTCCGCCTTTTCTGATTTAGTGTTTACATCTATTGTAATTCCTGACATATGCAACTCCGCATAAAAAGCCCACCAAGAATTGTCTCAGTGGGCTGTTTTTATTTAACGATAACACCGTTAGGCTTGATACCTTTAATTGACAACAGCGTTCTTTCAACAAAATGTGTTGGAGCTTGTTTAGATGAACCTCGGTTCAATTTATCAATATACTCAACGTTATTGTAGATTTTGTATTGTTCAGAACGCCATCCGGCTTGCGCCTTTCCAGTGTCAACAGGGGTTGCTGCTTTTAATCTATTGACAGCAGTTTTTATTACTTTGCTTTGTTCTTTTTCAAGCTTTGCTCTGATTTCTTTCTCTATACTATTGGACATACTCACCACCTTTGGCTTTTAGGAGACGTGCATACATTTCAGAACCTTTGAATGCGTTGTCAATAACATCGACTGTTTTCGGGCTGTGATCAGTATATACTGCCTTGAGAGATGGAAATAGATTTTCGGCCTTTTCTTTAATGCCTTGTGCCTGCAAAAGTTTCATAGTTCTGCCGTCCTCTCTCCAGCCCTCTGGTCTTCGCTCAAAGTAAAGTTGCCAGCCTACAAGCTCGTCATAAGGCATTTCCATCAACTTGTAGACTGGCGTTTTTAAAAGGTAAGCTACCTCATAATACAGAAGATCTTCATCAGAGAGGACTAGTTTTTTGTGTCATCACTCAGACCGGAGTACTTAGTGATTTCTTTAGCAAGTTTGTCAAGTTCTTCCAGGGGAATTTGTTCATAATCAGCATCAGTCATTTCTTCAGAACCTTCCACAGCCAGAGAGACAACGAATTTTAGGACTTCAAAACCTTGCTCTTCATTCTCCCCAACCGTTTTGGACATTTCCTGAATTTCTTTTACCTCAGCGACCGTGAGCTTTTTAATTTCAACATTACCACCCATGAATTTGATACTTTTCTTGATACGCTTGCTCGCCAGTTCTTTAAAACTCATTTTGAGTCTCCTTTAATGATTTGATTTACGAAATCCAGCATTCTGTGAAGGTCGTTAAGGGTTGCCAGAATCTCCATGGACTTAGCACCATCGCCTTCGAATTCTTTAATACGCTGGACAGTCTTGTAAATACTGAATTTAATCGACTTTCGCATGTATCTTGCTGTAAGTTTAAGCATGAAGTCTCTTGAAAATGGTTTCTTTTCAACAGCCTCTTTCGCCTTTTCATCAGTCATTGTGGATCCTTTTGTTTAGTCAGTGTACGCACCGAAAAACTCTGACTGTACAGTAATGGTTACAGTGGCAGTGTTGGCATCCGTCAGCTGAGGATTGACTTGGAAAGCTTCAATCTTACCATACCAGAAATATTGGGAGTTAGCAACAGTACCAAGACCAGCAGTTGTAGAAGCATGAGTAGTGGGTTTGTCATTCATAAGGGTAAAACGGAAGACCCGCTGAACGTTATCACCGACTAAACTTCCAAGATAATTGGCA